CAATAGAACAGGAATAGAAACAAATGTAAATACTTATTGGAATGTTTATTAACGGATATAAATACACGAATGAACAGGAAGCGATTGACGCAAGAAAGGCTTGTGCTGATTATTACGGCTTACCTGTTACTCCTAATGATGTTACACAATATTATGTTGATTATACTGAAGCAAGTTTAGATACTCCTGTTTTTTGGTATATTCAATATTATGAAGGAACTGAATTAATACTTGGACAACCATATCAATTTGAAATAACAATACCTCCTTTTGAAAATTAATTAAAATGATACCTTTAAACAAATACTTTGATATAATCAAAAAGCAAGGAGCTACAGGAGTTTTAGCTATGTGGTTATGGTACACACATACGGAAGTACAAGATTTAAAAGTTAGGCTTTACGATTGTTATGGCAAAGGACAAACGTCTTCAGTAACAAAACCAATTGCAGACACTACTAATTTTGCAGTTATACCAAAAGACGAATTAAACGACATCGAATGAATTACGATTGGTTAAAAGAAGAAAAATCACCTAGAATTTTAGTTCAAGCAGTTAAACAACTTGGAGTAAAAGAAATCGTAGGTAAAGAACACAACCCAGTTATAATGAATTGGGCTAAGGAACTAAACTTAGACAAAGTTTATAAATCAGATGAGATAGCTTGGTGTGGTTTGTTTATTGCTTATTGCTGTCACGCAGCAGGTCTAGAAGTAGTTTCTAAACCATTATGGGCGTTAAATTGGGCTAAGTGGGGTACTGAAGTTAAAGAAGCGATGTTGGGTGATGTTTTAACGTTTAAGCGAGAAGGCGGTGGACACGTTGGAATTTATGTAGGAGAAGACGTGACACATTATCACGTGTTGGGTGGTAATCAGGGAAATGCTGTTAGTGTTTCAAGAATTGCAAAAACACGATTATTTAAAGCACGTAGAACGATATGGAAGATAGCACAACCTGCTAACGTAAGAAAAATTAAATTAGAACCAAAAGGAGTAATAACAACAAACGAACAATAAAATGGCAAAAAAGAATTTAAAAGTAAATGTTGACACGGAAAATATAGATGTTAACGTAGAGCGTAAAGACGGAAATGTAAAAGTAGATTACGATTCTAAAAACATTGATGTTAAGATAGAGAAGACCGCTGAAGGCTCTGAGGTGAAAGTCGAAGCTACAAGCGGTTTCTTTAAAATAATTGGCAAAATACTTGGAAAGGTATTATTAAGAAGAATTAAATAGTAAATTTGCGTATCTGATTCATAATTTAGGTTTAATTGTTAACGAAGACCCTTGCTTTTAGTGAGGGTTTTTTATTTGCCTAAAAAAATATTTTTAAAGATTTGTAACTTATATTAAAAAATATAGTATATTTGTCAAAACAATTAATATTTAAGTTATGAAAAAACACTTTTACAACTTGTTAGACCAAGTTACACCACGCAACGAAGAGGATAAAGACATTTTAACGTGCTTTTTAGGCTTTCTCCCGTTACTTATTGTCACGATTGGTGCTTTGTATTCACTTTTAATTTTTATGCGATGAGAACGAAGAAAAACACGAAGCCAACTTTACTTGAGATTATTAATTATTGGCACGACCAAAAGAAAAAAAACATAGGCAAATTTGACGTTGAACATTATATGCGAGTTTGTCAGGCGAAAGCGTACTTAGTTCGATTTGATGAACACAATAAAATGCTTCGGATATGAAATATCGCTGGATATATGAAACTACAGTTAATTCAAATGGTAAAAGCTATAGGAATTACGTTGTATATATAAAAGACGAGTATAAATATTCGTCTCGTGTTTTAGCAAACTGCGAAAGCTATGTTTTGAACTATGCACGTAAACACGAAATCGAAGAAAATAAAATATTAAAAAACGGAAAACACCCAAGAATATGAAAGCTAAAGAAGTTACAGCAGTGTTCGAATGGACAAACGAAGCAATTTTATTACAGCAAATAGAACGTTTAAAAGAATTACTTTTACAAGGTAAGGAATACCACGAGGACGTTTATAATAAAATGAGTCTTCAGTTTATGCAGAAATACGAACGAACACGAAGTTTTAAAGTAATTAACCATAATGAAGTAATAGTAAAATCTAAAGTATGACACCGAAACAATTTGCAATAGAGTTAGTAGACAAGTTCTATATTGGACTCGGAATAAAAGATTATAGGACAGCACGTAATTGCGCAATCTTTACAGCACATCAAAGAATTCAGGAAACGATGAGCTTAGATAGGATTCGATTTTTAAAAGAAGTAGTTACCGAAATTGAAAAGCTATGATAATCTACAATCCTAAGCAAAAGATAGACTATAGAAAGTTAAAGCGATGGAAGGTTCGTGTTAATATATCAAATAATTTTTACAAGAATTTTGAGTTTGATTAAATAATTATTTTTATATTTGCAGAACATACGCAACCAAATGCAAAAAGAAATTTATTTAAGAGAGTGTAAACCGCCATATAATCTCGTGGTTGTGTATGTATGTGGCGGCTCTCTTTTAACAAAATACGCAACCAATGACAAATCATCAAGGCTGGATAAAACTCCATAGGCAAATTTTAGAATGGGAATGGTATAGCGATAATAACTGCTTCCGTCTTTTCCTACATTTACTTTTAAAAGCTAATCACAAAGAAAAACGATTTAAAGGACTTGAATTAAAAGTTGGTTCTATTGTTACGAGTCGTGATTTATTAGCACGTGAAACAGGTTTAACATCACAACAAATTAGAACTGCTTTAACTAAGTTAATTTCAACCAACGAAATAACCAGCGTTACAAGTTCGCAAGGTACTATTATTCAAATAGTTAGTTATGAAAAATACCAAGTATCAACCAACGAAATAACAAACGAGCAACCAACAATCAACCAACGAGCAACCACTAACAATAATGTAAAGAAAGAAAAGAAAGAAATATATATACCTGATTATGATGAATTTTTAGCATATGCTGTTAGTCAAGTTCCAAATATTATTCAATTAGAAGTTAGATTAAAATACGATAGTTGGATATTAAATGATTGGAAAGATGGGAATGATAAAAAAATAGTAAATTGGAAGTCCAAAATTAATAACACGCTTCCATTTTTAAAGAAACACGAAACACAACAACCACGAACAGTAATTGACTAAGCTATGTATAAAAGACTAAACGAATTAAGCACCGAACTATTTACCATTAGACACGAAAAGCAGGTTAAAGGTAAATCAATAGGTTGGGATTGGGAATTGTTACCATATACAATTAAAGAAGGTTGCACGACTTACATAGGAGCAGCTCCTGCAAGTGGTAAAACGGAAATATGGTTTGAGTTTCTTATAAACCTTTCGTGTTTACATAACTGGAATCACGTTGTATTTTCACCTGAAACAGGTAGTGCTGCTGAAATATACGCAGAACTTTGTTATAAATACATAGGTAAACCATTTACTCAAGGAGAATTTGGAATGAATAACTCTGAATTAACACGAGCGCAAATGTTTGTTGACGAACATTTTATTATTATAGACCCAATAGACGAGGATTTAACACTTGAAAAGTTTTACGATTTAGTAGATGAGATTGAACGTAAACACGAAATAACAATCCATACTACAACAATTGACCCTTGGAATGAACTAACTGAAAACTTTATACATTCAGACTTAGGACGAGAAGATAAATATTTGAGTCGTATTTTAGGACTTGCAAGAAAAAACGCAAGAAAAACGAATAGACATAACTGCATTATAAACCACGTAAGAGACCAACCATTAGTTCACGCTAAAACAATTGCAGGAACCGATATAAGTTATTTTCCTATACCTAGCGCACGAGATTTCGCAGGTGGACAAGTATGGTTTAGAAAAGGTTTAAGCGTTTTAATACCTTGGAGACCACCAACTGATTTAGCTTTACCTGACGGAACTGGAGCAAAAGAAAACGAAGTTCATTTAAAAGTAGCAAAGAGCAAACCGAAAGGAGTATCAAAAAACGGAACTTATAAATTATATTTGGACACTCAAAAATATCAGTATTATATGTTAGACAAATTTGGAAACAAAGTTTACGCTCAAAGAAAACACGAAACGATTAAACCTAAAGAATTACCTTTAAACCAACCCGATATAGTTAACGGAAAAGAATTACTTTCGTTTTCGGAAAAGTTAAAAAACAATCCTTTTTGAATAGTATATCATACAAAAACACGAAAATATGGACGAATTGAATATTATATCAGCCAAAGCAGCGATACAAACAACTTTCTTAAAAGTTAAACTAAGTCTAGAGGAGATAAAGACGAATCACCCTAATAGAAAAGACATAATAGACTCAATGGAAAGAACCTTAGTAGACTTACAAGAAATAAGTTTAGTTTACGCAACAATGGAAAAAGAATATAGAAGTGCATTACAATCGTGTTTTCGTTTAGAGCGATTGCTTCAGGAAGAGAAATATCAGGTAGAAACCTTAAAAAAACAATTAGAATTTAAAGATATAACCTTATAATTATGAAATATAGAATATTAAATTTATACGCTTGTTTAGGTGGCAATCGTTACAAGTGGGACGAAGTAGCTGATAACTTAGAAATAACAGCAGTAGAACTTGACCCGGAAGCAGCACGTTTATACCAAGAGCGTTTTCCAAATGACAAAGTAATAGTTGCAGACGCGCACCAATATTTGTTAGACCATTACAAAGAATTTGATTTTATTTGGAGTTCGCCACCTTGTCCTACGCATTCAAAGGTTCGATTTACTCAAAAGAACCAAGATTTTTATGTCCCGGAATATCCTAATATGATGTTATACCAAGAAATTATTTTTCTTAAACATCATTTTGAAGGCAAATATTGTGTTGAAAATGTCATTCCATACTACGAGCCATTAATACCCGGACAAAAACGTGGAAGGCATTTATATTGGACAAACTTTTTATTGCCTAATGAGATAGATAGAAAAGAATCAAAAGGAATAATTGGTGGTCAAGTTAATGATGAGTTTAAAAAACTTTGCGAATTTCATCAATATGATTTTTCACAATATAAAGGCGAACAAAGTAGAACTAAAATGGCTCGTAACTTAGTAGATTTTGAAGTTGGAAAAACAATACTTGAAACAGCTTTGAATATATACAAAAAGACGAATATAAATCAAACATCACTATTTGATTATGAAGTGTAAAAACTGCAAAGAGAAGTTCGAACCTATCCGCTTTAATCAAAAGTATTGTTTAGAATCTAAATGCGTTCGTGTTTGGGTAGAATCTGAAAAAGAGAAAGTTTGGAAAAAGACGAAAGCTAAAATGAAAAATGACTTAGAGACAGTTCAAGAACTAATTAAAGCTGCTCAAATAATCTTCAATAAATATATTCGACTAAGAGACAAAGGACAAAACTGCATAAGCTGCCAAAAGAAACCATTAAAAGAAAACGCAGGACATTACTTCAATGCTAATAACCATTGGAACGTTCGTTTTAATGAATTGAATGTCCATCTTCAATGCGAACATTGTAACACCTATCTTTCAGGTAATCTAATCGAATATCGCAAAGGATTAATTAACAAGATAGGAGAAGAACAATTAACACTTTTGGAATCGGAAGGTCATAAAACACGAAAGTTTACAAAAGACGAACTAAAAGAAATAATTAAAACCTATAAGGAAAAGATAAAACAATTATGAATGAAAGCCAATTGTTCAATTTATTAAAACTAACATATTTAAAAGACTTAGAAAAAAGCGAAATTCAATTCTCAAAATGGGATTGTTTTTCTCCTAAATATAATTTACGTATCGAATTAAAATGTAGGAATAAGCATTACAATCAACTAATGTTAGAATATTCAAAATATAATTTTCTACTTACAACATATAAAGAAAAAAACGAAATACCATTATACATTAATTCCACCCCAAATGGAATATATAGTTTTGATTTAAGAAATATAAAACCAGAATGGATAACGGATTCACGAATGCCAAAAACAACTGAATTTTTAGAAATTAATAAAGTGGAAAAAACATATACTTTAATAGATGTTGAAGAATCAATAAAAATTTTATAATATTTTTTTGTTTTTTATTGTTATATTAAAAAGAATAACTATATTTGTCAAACAATTAAAATTTATATTATGAAAAAGTTAGTAGAAATTCAGGCAGAATTAAAATGTCCAAAGGGAAGTTTCAATGCATTCGGAAAGTACAAGTATCGAAGTGCTGAACAAATTTTAGAATCCGTTAAACCTATCTTAGCAAAACACGGAGCAACATTAATCCTTAGTGATAGTATTGAACAAGTAGGAAACAAGCTATTTTTAAAAGCTACAGCAACATTAAAATGCGAAGGTGGTATAGCAGAAGTTTTAGGATGGGCAGAACTTGGAGAACATAAAGGAATGTCAAGTGAACAATGTACTGGTACTGCTTCTAGTTATGCTAGAAAATACGCTTTAAATGGTTTGTTCTTAATTGATGAAACGGAATCAGACCCCGATTCAAAAGACAATACCAAAAACACGAATAACCCCGATAGCATTTCAATTAAAAAAGAATTAGAAAAGCATAACAACCCTGAAAAAAACGAAAAGAAGCCAATATCTTCAGAGCATTTTAACAAAGCTATTATAGCCATCCAAAAAGGAACTTACACAATAGAAGAGTTAAAAGGAAGATTTGAATTAAACGAATTACAAACTAAAGCATTATTATTAGTATGAGAATCCGTTGCTCACAATTAGGTAAATTGATGACCTCTCCTAAGACAAAAGGGGAGGTTCTATCTAAAACCACAAAGACTTACATTCAAGAACTTGCCATCGAACATAAATACGGAATCCGTAAAGAGTTTTGGAGCAGGTACACGGACAAAGGTAATGAAGTAGAAGACGAAGGAATAGAATTGGTTAATGATGTTCTTGACTTAGGTTTCATCTATAAAAATGACGAGAATCTAATCAACGATTATTTAACCGGAACCCCTGACGTAAACACGAATGAAGTTTTATTAGACGTAAAATGCAGTTGGGACGCTACAACGTTTCCATTTTTCGAAACTGAATGCCCTAACAAAGATTACTACTATCAATTGCAAGGTTATATGTGGTTAACAGGAAAAGACGAATCACTTTTATGTTATTGCTTAGTAAATACACCTTTTCAAATCGTAGAAGATGAAGTAAGACGAGAACACTGGAAACAAGGGTTGATTGATGAAAGTTTAGACGTAAGAGACTTTGTGCAGAAGAAGCATAACTTTGACCACATACCAAAAAAAAAGCGTGTCAAAGTATTCAAAATATTTAAAAACGAAGATATAATAAATAATATTAAAGAGCGCATAGATATAGCAAGACAATACTATAATCAATTAATAAATGAATTATGAATGGTAAAATATGTAGTAAATGCAAATTAAAAGAACGTGTAAAAAATCACACTTATTGCAATGAATGCACAAAACAAATACATAAAGAAAGTAATATTAAAAAATACATAAATTACCCTTATAATGGTTATATTTATATTGTTACAAATCCAGCGTGGAATAATTGGGTAAAAATAGGGAGGGCTTTAGATGTTGAAGCGAGGGTAAGATGTTATAATACATCTTCTCCACATAGAGATTATGAAGCGGTTTATTATACAAAAATAAATAATCCAAATATGATGGAAAATTTTTTATATGATAAATATGGAAATCAAAATAATGAATGGTTTAATATATCAGTAGAAAATGCTATAAAAACAATAGAAGAATATAAAGAGTATTATAACAATTTAATAAATGAATTATGAAAGATTTAAAAACAATGGGTTACTATTTTAACGTAACAAGAACCGACCAAGTAGTGCAAATAATCGATTTAAAGAAAGACAAAGTGTGGTATCAGATTATAAGGCAATATGACCAAAACACGATAACGGAATTTTGCTGCACTCGTGAAAGGTTCAACAATCTCTATCTTCCAAAACAATAACTATTTTATTTCGTGTATTGTATATGGAACTAATCAAACATTCTAAAAACGTACACGAACTACATTTAGAAGGAAAAGAAGTTAGGATGGCAATGTTATCAGATATACACTGGGACAATCCAAAATGTAATTGGGACTTGCTAAAGAAACACTTAGACTATTGTTTAGCTGAAGACATACCTGTAATGGTTAATGGAGATTTCTTTTGTCTTATGCAAGGAAAAGGCGATAAGCGTGGAAACAAATCAGATATAAGACCCGAACACAATAACGCTAAATATTTGGATTCAATTGTTGAAACGGCTGTAGAATGGTTTTCTCCTTACGCTCATATACTTACAGTAATTGGTTATGGCAATCACGAAACAGCTATCATAAAGTATCAGGAAACTGATATACTCCAAAGATTTGTAGACTTACTTAATTACAAGAACGGAAGCAATGTACAAACAGGCGGTTATGGTGGTTGGATAGTAGTTAAACAAGTTATTGAAAGCACTAAAAGCGTTTATTATAAGATAAAGTATTTTCACGGAAGCGGTGGAGGTGGAGTAGTTACTAAGGGAGCATTAAATTTAACTAGAGCCTTAGAAATGTACGAAGGTTTTGACATCTTTACGATGGGACATATACACGAAAACTCTGCAAGGCACGATGTTAGAGATACGCTTATTCATAATGCTATGGTAGGTTATCATTTAGAGCAAAAAGAACTCCATTTGATGATTACAGGAACGTATAAAGAAGAATACGGAGACGGCAGTAAAGGTTGGCACGTTGAACGAGGCGCACCGATTAAAGCCATTGGAGGTAGGATCTTAACTTTAAATGCTAAAAGAATCCGAAAAGGAGAAAGCGATAGATTAGTTAAGCATATTGACAGCGTAAGGTTTCAAAAGTGGGAGAAGTAATTAACAACCCGATAAGGTATAATTTTATAGTAAAACACGGATTTAAACCCTATAGGGTATAATAATCGCGGAATGTAATAAAAAATAGGTTATTTCGCGGATAATAAATTAAAACAATGGCAAAAGTAACGATAGAATTTGACTCAGTAGAAGAGCAAGACGATATTAAAGACGCTTTAGATGGCTTTAAATGGCGTATGATTGCTTGGGAATTAGATGAATTTTTAAGAACTGAGATGAAGTATAACGAAAAATTGAGTAATTTAGAGTATGAATTTGCTGAAAAAACACGAGAAGAATTAAGAGAAAGAATAAGTAATTACAATTTAAGTTTATATCAATAAGTAAAATGGAAAAGAAAGACAACAGTGGAGCGTTATTTAATAACGACAAAAGAGAAAAAGAAACACACCCACACTATCAGGGTAAGGCAACTATTAACGGAGTAGAATATTATGTTAGCAGTTGGATTAAGGAAGGTAAAAACGGAAAATTCCAAAGTTTAAGTTTTAAACCAGTACAAGAAGTTAAACCTGCTGCTCAAGGTAGACCAAGTTATAATAAAGAGTTTGACGATTTTTTAAATAACATATGAAGCAACAAGCGATAGTTTTAAAGAACGCTAACGGAATAACTAGGCAAATGGTTAACAATCACTTACTAAAACACGAATTAAGTTTAAACGCTTTTTCTAAGTTAGTAGGTATAAAACAGCCTAATCTTCATAAGTTTATGAATGGTAAAAGACTTTCAAGTAGGTCAATCGAAAAACTAGGAGAGTTCTTTAGTAAATAACGTATTCAGATAGTTACCATTAGAACACTTACTGAATCATTTTTAAGGCGGAACGTAAAAAATTCCGCTTTTTTGTTTGTTGGTATTATATTTATTAATATATTTGTTCAACAATTAAAAACACGAATTATGAAAAACTTAATGATTGAATGCCCTGAATGCGAAGGTTGTGGATACGTAACAATAGATTTAAATGATACGTACATTCCTTACGAACAAAAGTTAGTAGATTACACTTGTATGTTATGCGATGGTAAATCCGAAGTGTTATGTAAAGACAAAGTAGAGGATAAAATTATGATAGTTGATGACATAATTCAAGGAATGCAGGATAGAATGCGAGTAATATCTGACACGATTATGTTTTGCAAGAAAGGTTTGTTACACGAATTGAGCGAAAAATACGTTTATAGATTAGACACTTGCGCTCGTGGTTTAGGTCGTTT